ATATAATAAAGAAACAGATACATTTAAACAAATAGGTAACGTCACCAGGGTGCAAAGATACCTTCCCAATCCTTCTGGAGAAGGTGTTGTTCCTGAAGACAAGTATTATGTACAACAACTTGGTGGAAAAGTTGAAGAGTTAGATTTTGTTGAAAACATAGATACACATAGCCCGCCTAAAAAATCAGAACCACTTTATGTTATAGATGCGGAGGCTACAGCAAAAGCACTGGGTTTACAGAAAGGTTCTGTTGTTCCAAATGAACTAATTACGACCTTTACAAGGTCCGGGCTTACAGACAGAGGGGGTCTGCCCGACATAATTCAACGGCGTTATAAAGGTAATAAAGTTGAACTTACGGAGGAGTTCATTAAATCCGGAGCGGTTAGGACAACGCCTCTAACGGAAGCAGAAGAACAAGCTCAAGGTTTAAAAGTGCCTTCTTTTAAAAAAGTTGAAGAGTTGACTATAACAGGAGCTACAGTTGGATTATTGCCGGGGGCTGAAGTTGGCGAAAGAATAATTGTAGAGAGAAGCAATAGTGACGACGTTAGATATTTGTATAAGGGTAAAGTTATATCCGAGGACACGGGAAACCAATTTTTAGCTAGGGGTTTAGGTTCCCTAGAAGAAATAGAAGCTGATATAGAGCCAGAAGTTAGAGCTGACTCTTATACTTTTATTACAGGAGATAAAATAGGTCAGTCAACTAATCTTACCCCAACAGCTTTCAGTAAACTTTCAATTAAAGAAAAACAAAAGCTTAGTTCGGACCCAAAAGAAATTGAAAAAGTAAGAAAAAAACTTGAGTTTGTTAAAGTTTGGCAAACGACTCAAGATCAGAACCAAGGAGTACTAAGATCGAATTTGGCTAAAGAACGAAAACCAACAGATAGCGAATTAGAGAGTCTTCTTGGTATGTTTCCTACTGGCAGGAGGGGGGAAGGTTTATTAGAAAAAGCAATCTTAAAAATGTTGCAGAATCCTGATAAAGTAGATCTTGTATCTTCAAACGCAGCTAATGTCTCCGAGAAATATTTAACTTTTGGACAACAAGTGAGAGTTCAGTTAGATAAGGCGGGGGAAAAATATACCGCGCTAAGAGAACGTGGAGTTTTACCGGATAAGTCATGGGACCAATTGAGCTACATAGAAAAACAAGCTTTTGCTAGTTTGCCTGCACGAGGAATGTCAGAGGACAATGTAAACAAAAACTGGTTGGCTGCAAAAGAAAAGATTTCAAATTCTGCAAAGAATTTTACCTTTCCAGACAAAGGGGACAGTACAGCAGTTGCGGCAGCCGTTAAACTTCAAATATTAGTCGATTATCTTATTAATGCTGCGGACATGGACAAAAGCACGGGTATTTTAGTAGGTCCGTGGGCGGAACTGGGTGCAAAAGTTTTTGGAGATTATGAACCTGTTACAAGCTCTAGTTCTCAAAGAGTTAATCAGATTATAACAAATATGAAATCTGCTTTAAAAACTTTATCTTCTACGGAAGGAGATGACGGTAGACCCTCTAATTATAGAATTGCGTTGGCGGAAGAATTACTTCCAAAGTTTACTCAACCGGAAGCATTAAACAGAAGAAACTTAAAAACAATTTCGTCTAAGTTAAAATCTAATTTAAAAAGTTTGTTTGTGCCAGAATCTGCTCGGAAAAACGTTGTGCCACAGAGTTGGGTTAAAGCCGCCGCAGAGGCTGGAATAAAGGTACAAGTAAATCCTAAATTATATTCTTCGTTCATGGACCCCAACGATCCTATTAACAAAGATTTTGACTTGGTTACAAGAGAACAAGTTATGCAGTCTATAGATAGGTTTGCGTTTACAAAAAAAGAATTTGACGGCTTACGAGTAGGGCAACCGTTGCCTCCAGATCAAAATGGACTTATTTTTATAAAAATAAGCCCGACTGAGATACAGCTTGCTAGAAAGGGGTCTTTAAGGCCAGACCCTAAAAAAGGAAAGTATGTATTTAAGTAAAAGAAAGATAGGAAACTACAATGGATGATGATCCAATTCCAAATTTTGGTGGCGAAACACCGTCCAGCCCCTCTTCTGTAGCACCCGAAACAGAGGTGGAGGTAGAAGAATCTGTTCCAAGTTTTGAGAACGTTTATGCAGATCCAAAAGACCCTGAAGATAGGGGGTTTGAAGATTCTTTTGTTGGTGTATATGCGCCTAGTTTTTACAAAGGTATGATAGATGCGGCTACTTTTTTAATAGACCTTCCTACGCAGGGCGCGGGTTATGTTCTTGGAGAAGGTGCAGAAGCTCTTGGATTTGAGGAGTCTGCAAAAAGATTAAAAAATCCTATTCTATTAAGTGACGTTGTCAAAGCTGGTTTTGAAGCACCCGCAACCATTCAAGAAGCTGTGACGGGAGAACCTGCTGGTTTTCTGTCTAGGTCCTTCGACGCCACTCCTCGAAAAGCTCAGAGTGAGGAAGAACGTTTTTTTCGAGACGTTTCTTACATAAGCGGCGGTGCTCTTTCTTTTCCTACATCGTTAGCAAAAGCGGGGGGCACGTTTAAAAAACCTATACAAAAACTTTTATCAGATGCAAGCGGAAGATCCGCAAATAGTGAAGCTGCTCGTAAAGCTATAGGTCAAGCTTCTAAAACAAAAGGTCCGAACGCCGCTCAAGCTTTAGCTAACGCAGCCAGTGAGTATGCAAATAAATATACGGTGGGTCTTGGAACCAAAACTAAAAAGACTTTGTTGACGGAACAAGGGTTTGCTACCGCTGCTGGTATTGGATATGCGGCTCCCGAAATGTTTGCAGACGACGACGGGAAAATTATGTTTGACGCAGGTGACGGATCTTTTGACGCGGCTCCTACTTTTAAAGTTCTCGCGTCTATGGGTTTGCCTATTATTCTGGCCCACGGTCCTACCGGAATACTGTTAGGTGGAGACACTGGAAAAGTTGGAAATCTAGTCAGGTATGTAAGAGACAAAGGAAAAGTTTTTGCTAGATCTCTATTAGGTGGGTTTTCCGAAAAAGGTCGCATGGATTTATCCTCTAAGATTTTTAATTCTTTAGAATCTGAGCGGGGAGTCTTAGAAAATATTTTACTTCCGGCTATTGAATCAGGTCAATTTTCGTCTCCTGGAGCAAGTACCCCAATAAAAATATTGGACGATGGTACAGTGGTTCCAGAATTTGGAGGAATTCGTCAGGATACGCTGCAAGCTTTAAAACAGCTTGGCGTTGACGACACTCGTTTAGCAGCTTTAGATGCTAGTTTAAGTGGTCGTGGAACTAACTTACAGCAAAGGGTTTCTGAAGAAACTCGACGTGCAGAAAGATTAGATGAAACTTTTGAACTTTTAAAATCTCGTTTAGGTTCCGGAGACGAAGCGGGTACTTTTAAAACCATAGAAAAGATTAAATCTAACCTTGAAAACGAAGCAATTGAGTCTGCCGATACAGCAATTCAAAAAGCTGCCGACGTATCTGAATCGCTGGAACCTGCCATAGGTAGGGCCGAAGCTTCTAAAATTGCAGTAGAAATGTTGGATGGGGCTCGCAAGGCAAGTCAACAAGTTACAAGAAAACTTTTTTCTAAAGAATTAATTGGCACGGATACGGTGGATACTCGTAGTCTTGGCGATTTTGCCGTAAAAGTTATTCGTGAAGTTGGAGAGCGCAATATTCCAATTACACCTGGAATGGGGTTCTTTTATAAACTTGCAGGTAAAGCTCGACTTGAAAAAGAAGGGCTACTACCATCTGGAAAACCTATTACAAACTCTGATTTAAAAGGTGCTAAAGGTGACGGAGATGAGCTTTTAACAGCAGATGAAATTCCAGAACAGGGTCTTTATGATATTTTCGGGGAACCCGGAACTATTTATGCGTCACCGGTTAGAATTGAAACAGTTCAAAATTTTAGAAGTGAAGTTGGAGATGCGGTTCGCAAGGCTTACGCGGCAGGCAACCAAAAGGTAGGTCGAAGAATTGGTTTAATTATTGATTACATTGACGATGAAATACTGGCCGCTAAAAACTTTGAGGGAAAAGTTGCTCCTGAAAACATTAAAAATATAGAAATAGGTAGAGAGTATGTAAAAGACGCAAAGGCACGGTTTGGTCCAAATTCTGAAATTGGAAAAGCTTTGTTTAAGGGAGCCGATAAGTTAGACGAAGGTTTTTTGAGTCGATTATTAAAAAAAGGACCGGAATCTGGAGCGCGGGTTGGACTTTTTAGAAATGCTTTAAATGAACCCGTTCAAGTTATTCAAGATGGCAACGTTACGTGGCAGAGAGATCCTGCGGCTACTTTAACACTTGGAGACAACCCTAATGTTATAGAAGCAGATTTGATTCTTCGATACACAGAAGGTTTAGCAGGTGGCAAGGTAGAACAAAAAAGTATAGACCGGTTTGTTACTCAATACAGTGATGCAATAGATGCAGTACCGGGTTTAAGAAATAAGTTCAATGACTTAAAGTCTGTTCAACAAGCTGTTGATGAAACGACAGCAAAATTGACTTTGCCGAACAAAGACGGCGTGTTAGCAGCATATAAGGCAGGAGCTACTTTAGAAGACATAGCCAATGCTAGAAGAATTAACAGAGATAATTTACAAGATCGGCAGATAGCAAACACGGCATCTGAGTATGTAGGGGTGGATGTTAACCAAGCTGCAAAAAACTATATGGACTCGAACCCGAAACAAGCTGTTCAACGTTCTGAAGAACTAGCCGCTCTCCTAGCTAAAGACGAAACGGGTTTTGCAGAAAAAGGTTTTCGTGCTGCTTTGTGGCGGGTTTTGCGAGACAACTCGCGTCGAGTGGGACCAGAAGGAGAACCTCTTCCCGGTTTGAACACCAGAAAACTAACCGAGGATATTGAAAAATACCGTCCGTTCCTTGAAAAGTTTTATGACAAATCCTCCATGGAATTTTTAGACGAACTTGTAAAAGGTGGACCTCTTCAACAAACTGGAACAGACAGTCCTTTTGCAGGAACTCCACAAGAAGTTATGCGAGCAGAGTTTGGAACAGTAGAAACCGTAGGTGCAGCGGGTAGGACTCTTGGTCAAAAAGCTTTTGGCGTACTCGGCATAAATCCTCTTGTTGCTACTGGAATGGGTAAAAGAATTGCAGCTTATACTTTTACTAAACTTGGAGAGGCTAAGATCCTTAAAAACGTAGAAGATGCTCTTAGGGATCCTGAAAAAGCTGCAAATTTAATTCGGCGGTATAAACAACTAGAAGATGTTGAAGTTCCGGGAAGACAGATTGCAGAAGACGTTTTGGAAGATCCTACAGGAACAGCCTTACGAGGGGCTTCTACTGCAAAAGACCGTTTGTCTGAAACGGCTGGTTTTGCTAACAGGTATCTTAAAGCTCACAGCAAAGAAGCTATTGAAAGAGCGGTTAAATTTGGTTTAGTTCCTGCTCAAGCTGAAGCAAAACGGATGACTCTTGAGGACGATTACAAAATGGGTCCTCCTTTCGTCTATGAGGACAATCGCATTCGTTATGAGATAGAAACAAGGGAAGAACCACTTGTAATTGAAATACCTAATCCTGGGCCACAGTCTGCTGTGCAACCTGCGGCTCAACCCGTTCGTCCGATGGCTGCTGCTATGCCTCCGCCACGGGCTCCTAGAGCAGATTCTACTCTTGGGCGGGTCAATCCTGTTGGACCACCGCCCATGGCTCAAGCTCCTGCTTCGCAAGAAACGCTTGCTGGTTTAAATCAACTGGGGATGCCTCTGTTTGCTAAAGAAGGAGGCTACATAGAAAAGTCTGGTATTATGTCTGTGAAACCCAAGGCAAGGCAGTTAGTCGGATAACCAGTCCCTAGCATCTTCGCCTAGTATCGTGTCAGCTATCTTGATCTTGTTACGCAGGGCGGTGACAATCTTCGCGTCAATGGTCTTTGGCGAGATGAGATCAATGTAGGTGACCTTGTTTTCCTGTCCAATCCGGTGTGCGCGGTCCTCTGACTGAAGGCGAAGCTCCAGGTCATAGCTGTTGCTGTAATAGATTACAGTATTTGCCGCTGTAAGAGTAAGACCGTAGCCGCCTGTTTTAGGGTGCCCCACAATGAAACGTAACTCAGATTGACGATCTTGGAAAGTTTCCACGATCTGTTGCCTCTCCGAGTCAGGTGTTTCACCGTGGAGCGTTGCAACCGCTTGTACGCTAAAGCGGTCGCGCAGGGCCTCGGCAATAGAGCGAATATCTTGCGTCCAAGTCGCCCATATAATTGCCTTACCCTGAACCTCTTCACAAATGCTCATCAGTTCTTGTTTTCTGTTAGATTTCAAGGGGTGAACGACGCCGTCATCATCTGTCAGGCTACCCAGACATATCTGTTGCAAACGCATGATTTGTGTCAGTACGTTTTGCGTAGTAGACAAGTCACCACTGTCCAACCGTGCCAGCGCTAAATTTTTCATCTGAACGTAAGCGTCGCGTTGTTCTGTAGTCAGTTCGACCTCGCGCTTCATGTACACCTTGTCAGGCAAATCAAGGCAGTCTTCCTTGCGAACCCTGAAACTATGGCCGTCCAAGGTCTCGGTCAACTCGTCCAGACGTTGAAACCCGACGATGTTGTTGAAAGAATGTGCTCCCATTGTCCGCCGCTGTACAACAGCGTAGCGTCCTTGAAAAGCATAGTAGCTCTTGAAGCCAAGTATCTTGGGGCTTAAAAAATCCATCTGGCTGTACAAGTCCATTGGTGACTTAGTGACAGGGGATCCTGTAAGAATCCGCCGCATTACCGCACCACGGCCCACGTCACAAATAGACTTAGTTCGTTTTGCCTGACGGTTCTTTATAGTTGTAGACTCGTCCACCGCCATAAAGACCTTGAACTTCTTTACAAAAAACTCTGCGACATCTACGCCCTTCTTGGTGCTAAACGCCTCTATATTCATAAGTAAGAACTTTAAATTGTCGTTCTCCTTATATAAGTCTACAAGCTCTTTACGTTTAGCCTTTGTCAGGTTTGGTTTCCAGAGGACTATGTCTGTCCCTATACGTTCAGGGAGGTGCGTCTCTATCTCACCTATCCAGTTAGCTATGACACCCTTGGGCGCGACAATAATAGCAAGATCTACTTTCTTCTTCTCGAACGAATGTGCTATTGTGTCTATACAAACTTTCGTTTTACCTGTGCCCATGTCCATCAAAAGCGCGTAGTTTTCCTGCTCCGCGCTACCCTCAAAGGCTTCCCGCTGGTGGTCATATGGCTCAGTTCCAAAAATATATTTTTTCATTCAGATTTCTCTTGCATCATCAGATAAATACCCATATAAAGGTTTTTGACGGTTCAGTCAACCGCCGATGCAATTAAACAGGAGCAATTGAAAAATGAATGACTTACTAGCAGAAATGGCCTCCGACTCTGAGGCAACCCCCGACAAGATAGACCAGTTACAAGATGGCAAGCTTGATATAGTGTCGCGTTTGGCAAACGAAGCCGCCACACTAGAGCGTGAACTTGCCGACGCTGAGAAGCTCATGAAGGAAAAGAAATCGGCACTGCACAAGATTACAGATGAGCAGTTGCCCGAAGCCCTTGAAGTCATGGGCCTTCAGAAATTTACTTTAGTGGATGGCTCTGAGATTGCCGTCAAACCAATTTACGCCGCAAGCATCCCAAAAGATCGTAAAGAAGAAGCTTTTCAATGGCTTCGTGACCACGATTTTGGTGACCTTGTAAAGAACAATGTCACAGTTACGTTTGGCCGTGGAGAAGATGAGACGGCTAAAGAGTTTGTAGGACTTTGCGGCGAACAAGGATTCGTTCCTAGCCAGTTGGAAAAGGTCGAGCCTATGACCTTAAAAGCTTGGTTACGCGAACGGGTAGAAGCGGGGGACCCCGTCCCGCTTGATCTATTCGGGGCTTTCATCTCACAACGAGCAACTATTAAAAGGAGCAAGTAACAATGGCAAAAGCATTAGCCAAAAAGAAATCCGCAGAAGTTGCGGTCATGGACGAAAACATGTTTGCGGCAGATGCCGGTGTAGGCGTTAACAATCTTGGTTCAGAAGACCTTGCAATACCTTTTATCAAGGTTCTGCAAAAGATGTCTGACGAATTGGATGATCTTGACAATGCCAAAGCTGGTGACATCTACAACACGGTTACAAAAGACATCGTCAAAGGTAAGGATGGTATCCGTTTAATTAACTGCGCCTACAACCTACAGTACATTGAGTGGGAACCACGCGGTACTGGCACAGGTGCTCCTCACGCTATTTATGGAGCAGGCGACGAAATACCTGCAACCGAACGCGGTGATGACAACAAGGATTATGTTGTTGATGGGAACGGTCGCTATCTTGAGCGCACCGCCCAGCATTACGTTCTTGTCGTTGACGAAGACGGCGTAACTCAGCAGGCATTACTGCCTATGAAGTCCACACAGTTTAAAAAGTCTAAACAGTGGAACTCTGCAATGCGGTCTTTGAAAATGAAAGACGGCAACGGAAGTTTGTTTACCCCACCGCGCTTTTCTCACATATGGAAACTTGAAACAGTTTCTGAGGAAAACAAAAACGGTTCTTGGCATGGGTGGCAGATAAGTAAAGACGGCGTTGTCGAAGACGTAAACGTCTACCAGGAAGCCAAGTTGTTTGCCGAGTCCATCCAAGCGGGTCAGGTAAACGTCAAACATGTCAGGGAAGAAGAAAGCTCCTCTGACGAAGACGTACCCTTTTAGGTCTGGTGGGGGAGGGCAACCTCCCCCTTTTCTACATGAAAAAAGAGATAGAAAAATTTGCGCGGATTTTCCGTGGTCTGAACAGGGCCTATGGTTCTTTGGACATGACCACCAAGGACGCTCGCGGTAAGCAGAAGGGTAAGTACAAGTTTGTCCACGAACCACGGACCGCCGCTACCTTTGAGGCGCATCTCAAGGGAGAGGTTAGCATAGGGGTTGTTCCGATTAACGAGGAAAACCTTTGCCGTTGGGGAGCAATTGATGTTGACCAATACCCCTTGGACCACTCTGCAATAATAAAAAAACTAGACGAGGTTGAAGTTCCTTTAGTTGTGTGCCGGAGTAAATCAGGTGGAGCGCACCTGTATTTGTTTTTTAAGGAATTGATTGAAGCGGAGAAGGTTCAAGTAAAGTTAAAAGAGATTGCAGCAGAGATCGGCTTTGGCGGATGCGAAATATTTCCCAAGCAGATCAAGCTGGTGTTAGAGCGTGGCGACAACGGCAACTTTCTTAACCTACCGTACTTTGACCATGAAGGTGGTCTCCGATACGCATTTAACAAGGACGGCAGTGCGGCAACACTAAAAGAATTTCTAGATCTAGCAGAGGGCTCTGCAATAACAGAGCAGGCTCTTGATGATCTAATGTCCAAGACTGTGCCAGAAGTTGATGAAAAGCTTAAAGATGGCCCACCTTGCTTACAGGCTCTACTGCGGCAGGGCTTTCCAGAAGGCACTAGGAACAATGGATTATTTAACTTGGGGGTGTATTTAAGGAAAGCTTTCCCCGACGAGTGGGAAACAAAGATACTTGAATACAACCAGCAGATTATGGACCCTGCGCTTGACCTCAAAGAGGTAAACATTGTCGCGGACCAGATAAAGAAAAAGGACTACCAGTACAAGTGCGCAGACCAACCTGTCTGCAATTTCTGCAACAAAGACCTCTGCCGTAGCCGGAAGCACGGCGTTGGGGGTGGAGCAAATACACCAACGGTAGCCAACTTACGCAAGTATGACAGTGAGCCACCTTTGTGGTTTCTTGATGTCAACGGGTCGCCTGTCGAACTAGACACGGAAGGGCTTCAGAAACAGCCGCGCTTTCAGATACTGTGCATGGAACAGATAAACTTCATGCCGCGCACCATTACCCGACAGGCTTGGGAAACCATGATGAATATGCTTCTGTCCCAGATGTTGGACACCGAGGGTGCTGTTATAACAACATCCGAAGACACAAGCCTTCGCGGTCAGTTCTATGACATGCTTGAAGAGTTCTCTACGCACATGCAGTCTGCAATGGATAGAGAAGAAATATTATTGCGACGTCCTTGGACTGACGAGGAAGAGGGCCGCACATACTTTAGATTAAAAGACTTTGAGGCTTTTCTAAAACGTAACAAATTCTTTGAGTACCGCTCAAACAAGATAGCGCAACGCCTTCGCGATATAGACGGGAAGTCAGAGCAGTTCCGCATTAAGGGCCGGACGGTGCGCTGTTGGTCCATACCCTCCTTTGCAAAAATAGAAGAAGGGTTTGAGTCCCGCTTTGATGACGAGGAGGATCTTCCGTTTTGAGAGATGAACCTGTTAACTGGAGCCAGCTTCTTCGCGAGTTGCGGATAGAGAAAGGTCTGACGCAACGAGAACTGGCTTATCAGTCCAAGATGCCACAGCGGACAATAGCAGAGTATGAGAATGTCGAAGCTTCTCGGCAATTGTCCATATACAGGATTGAACAGATACTTGACTCTCTTGGTTATGAATTGGATGTTTTTTTGAAAAAAGATAATGTTTAGATACTTTGGACCCCCAGGAACTGGAAAGACAACCACACTGTTAAATCAGGTGGATACACTACTGTCGGGTGGCATGTCCCCGAACGACATAGGGTATTTTGCTTTTACACGCAAAGCGGCCCACGAAGCACGGGACAGAGCCGTTTCAAGGTTTAACCTAGATCCTGAAAAAGATTTTATGTACTTCCGTACATTGCACAGTCTGGCATTTCAAAGTCTTGGTATGTCGAGTGCCGACATTCTTGGCGACAAAGGTCTCAAGGATTTTAGTAAAGAGACAGGGGTTGACTTGTCTTCTACCGGAGCGGAGCACATTGTTGACGATGGCTTTACGCTTCTTAAATCTAACAACCCAATAATGCGGGCAATTGATCTGGCTCGAAACTCACTAGAAGGGGTGAAGTACGCATACAATGCTACTGATCTAGTCATTCCTTTCTATGAGTTTGAACATTTATACAACGAGTATGAGCGCTTTAAGTTGTTTAATGGCTTGAAAGACTTTACCGATATGATGGTCGAACTGTCCGAAAGACCAAGCAACCTTCCTGTTCTTAACACAATATTCTTGGACGAAGCACAGGACTTAACACCATTGCAGTGGCGAGTAGCTCATAGCCTGAACGAGCGATGTAAACGGATGTTCGTAGCAGGGGACGATGACCAAGGCATTTACCGCTGGGCTGGAGCAGACATAAACCACTTTGTTTCATTGCAGGGCGGGTCGGAAGTTCTCTCTCAATCTTACCGGATACCTCGAAGCGTTCACCGTATAGCAGATTCCGTGGTTCAAAGAATACAATACAGACAGAAAAAAATCTGGGACCCACGGCAAGAAGAAGGCAGTGTTCAGCGCACATACGATGCAAACACGGTTTCGTTTGGCAACGAAGAATGGCTGGTCCTCGCGCAAGCTAATTACATGCTAGATGAATTAGCAGACCAACTTACTTCTAGCGGTCAGTACTTTGAGCGCAAAGGAGCACCGTCTTTGAAGAAAAATGTACGGACTGCTATTAGCTCTTGGAACTACATGCAGGAAGGTGCTGGTCACGAAATATCTTTAAAGGAAGCCGTCAATCTTTATGACCACATTTCCAGTGGGGAGGGGCGTTTAAAGCGCGGTGCTAAGAAAATGTTGGGCGGCGCAGATGAGAAAGACCTCTTCACCCTTGCGGTCTTGCGGGATTACTTTGGGCTAGAAACACCGGACACAACATGGGACGTTGCTTTAAACAGGATTGGTGACGAAGACAGGGCCTATGCTACTGCGTTGCTTAATCGGGGCGTTAATATATTTGAAAAGCCCAAGATTAAACTGTCCACGATCCACGGTGCAAAAGGTGGCGAAGCGGACAATGTACTACTGTTCACGGACCTGTCTGGTAAGGCGTTGAAAGAAATGGAGAAAAATCCCGACGACGCTCACCGAGTTTTATACGTTGGAATAACGAGAACAAAAAAGAACCTTGTTTTAAAAATGCCAGAAAATTCACAAAGGGGATGGGCCATATGAAAGTAATAATTGAAAGTCCTTACAAACCAGATCAACACAACGGACGAGATTTGTTTCAAAACCTTGCTTATGCAAGAGACTGTATGTCCAATTCTCTTTCGAGGGGAGAGTCACCGTTTCTCTCACACTTGCTTTACACACAAGTACTGGACGATGACATTCCAGAAGAGCGTCAGCTTGGTATGAATTCGGCGTTAGCGTGGTATGCAGTTGCAGATCTGTGCGCGGTATACATAGACCTTGGCATATCTGATGGCATGGCAAGTGGAATTGAACACGCAAAAGCAATTGGATTAACCGTAGAAGAAAGGACACTGTACAATGGCCGCATCTAAGAAAGTTTTGGAAACCGCTTTGGATTTAGTTGGGGGTGACCGTGCAATTGATTACGGTTCAATGTGGGAAAATCACCAGAACATTGCCCAGCTATGGAACGGATACCTGCACGACAAAAACGGCGACTTATCCGCTGAAGATGCTGCCAACATGATGGAGCTAATGAAAATAGCACGGCGTAAGTCAGGGGCTCTGAAGAAAGACAACTACATTGATGGCGCGGGATATGCGGCAGTAGCCTTTGAATGTGCAGAAAGAGAGCGCGATAACCAGCTTTCGCTCAAACTGCTGGCAGAAAAGTATAGTAAGAAGAACAATGAAAAAAAATCTTAAAAAACCAACGTGGGGCGTCAAGACCGAGTGGGTTCCCATTGAGCAGTTGCCGAAGACGCCGGAAGGCATCACGGAAATTGCAATAGACTTGGAGACCAAAGACCCACGGCTCAAGTCCCACGGCCCAGGGTGGGCTACCGGACATGGAGATGTGGTCGGGTTTGCCGTTGCATACGAAGGTTTTAACGCTTATCTGCCCATTGCCCACGAGGGTGGTGGCAACCTTGATCGGGGCATTGTCATGCGCTGGTTCCAGAAGGAGATAGCTGACCACCCATCCGATAAGATCTTTTACAATGCCGCATATGACGTTGGCTGGTTAAAACGCCTTGGCATTGAGCTCAAAGGAAAACTTATCGACGCAATGCTGGCCGCACCTTTGTTAAACGAAAACAGGTTTAGTTATTCCCTCAATGCAGTGGCTTACGATTACATGGGACTAATGAAATCAGAGGCCGCTTTACGCGAAGCCGCACAAGAATTTGGGGTTGATCCAAAGGGTGAGCTTTACAAGCTACCCGCTTGTTTTGTCGGGGAATATGCCGAGGCTGATGCCCAGCTTACGCTCGATTTGTGGCAGGTTTTCAAGATGGAATTAACCAAACAGGACCTGTGGCAAGTCTTTAACATGGAGACCTCAGTCCTACCGCTTTGTATAGAAATGACTTGGAAGGGTGTTCGAGTAGACCTCGACTCTGCCGAGAGACTTAAACAAGACCTCCTTAAAATTGTAAAAGGCATACAGGCTGACGTTAAAAAAGAAACCGGCGTTACAGTAGAACTGTGGGCGGCGGCAAGTATTGCAAAAGTATTTGACCATCTGAAGATACCCTACGGTCGAACCAAAACAGGATTGCCTAGTTTTACAAAGAACTTCCTAGCCCAGCACGAACACCCTATTGCCCAGAAGATTGCAGAGGCAAGAGAGTACGACAAGATGGGCAACACCTTCCTGTCCAGTATATTCCGGTATGCCGAGAAGGACCGCATCCACGGTCACATAAATCAGTTACGCTCTGAAGGCGGCGGCACAGTGTCCGGTCGTATCAGTATGTCAAACCCGAACCTACAACAAATACCAGCGCGGAACCCTGAGATGGCCCGCAAAATACGCGGATTGTTCTTACCTGAAAAGGGGGAGAAGTGGGCGTCAATGGACTTTGACCAGCAAGAGCCGCGCATACTGGTACACTTTGCAAGCCTCACGAACAAAGGACTGACGGGCTCCGAGGATTTTGTAAAAGCATACAGGGAAAACCCCAAGACCGACTTTCACCAGATGGTAGCCGACATTGCCAATATTCCCAGAAAACAAGCCAAGACCATAAACCTGGGGATCATGTACGGCATGGGTCAGACCAAGCTGGCCGAGCAGTTGGATGTGTCAACGGATGAGGCTAAACGGCTCATGCGGCAGTACCACGGTGATGTCCCCTTTGTTAAAGAACTCATGGACTCCGTACAACGCAAAGTGTCGCACCGCGACAAGGGAGGTTTTGTTAGATCATTACTAGGCCGCAAGTGTAGGTTTGATCTATGGGAGCCCAACCTGTTTGTCTCTGCAAGGGCCTTGCCAAAGGACGAAGCGCACATTGAGTATGGCGACAACATTAAACGTGCATATACATATAAAGCATTAAACAGGCTAATCCAGTCGAGCGCGGCAGACCAAACAAAGGCGGCAATGGCCGCAGTGTACGAACAGAAGAATAAGATACCGCTCGTACAAATACATGACGAACTGGCTTTTTCCGTCAAAGATAAGAAGGAGGCAGAAGAGTTGTGCAAGATAATGGAATCTGCTTACGAACTGCAAGTACCAAGCCCTAGCGACATCTCGCTAGGTGATAACTGGGGAAACTTGACTAACGTGGATAAATCCGATAGTGTCCCAGAAATAAAGGATGATTAAGTTATGAACCCAGAAAAATGGAAATCAGTTGTTGTGCCGATAGAAAGCTACCTTGTCCTAAAAGACATGGCGGAGAAGGAGCGGCGCACAATATCCGGCCAGTTTACCCTGATACTTGAAAAGGTAACAGGCAAGAGCATAACAGTAAACAAGGCTCCCGAACCACGGGCCAAGAAGAAAGGATCTTCATAATGATGACCGCTGTAGTTGCAACCGCCGCTTTTTATGCTGTAGTCCTACTCGTATCGGCTATGTAGTCAGATGGGTAAGAGGTCCTCTGGTAGTTTTGAAAGACAAAAGAGGGACTTTTACCCGACGCCTTTTAGTGCAGTAGAGCCGCTTCTTCCTCACCTATTAGAGAAAACTGTCTTTGACGAGCCCTGTGCAGGCAACGGTGCTTTGGTTGATCACTTGGAATCTTCCGGACACAGATGTTTGAGGGCTACTGATATTGAACCGCAACGCGATGACGTTGGAACATTTGATGCCTTTGACATTGAATCTTGTTACGGAGATTGTTTCATAACCAACCCACCCTGGAACCGGAAGTTCCTGCACCCTTTGATTTTACACCTTTGTGAGATAGCACCAACGTGGTTACTGTTTGACGCGGACTGGATGCATACCCGACAAGCCACCGAATATCTGCCGTACTGCAAAAAGATTGTAAGTGTTGGGCGGGTAAAGTGGATACCGGACAGTCCACATACAGGGAAAGATAATGCGGCTTGGTATTTGTTTTATACGCGGACTGAAAACAGTCCGGTAGACTTCTGGGGCAGGCGATGATAATGTCAACCAAATTTAGCTCCCCGTGCGGCGCTGGTTCGATGACTCCTACCAGCGACGCCGTAGCAGTGAGGCGGGAATTTGTAAATTTCATTCGCCTCACTGCTGTCCTTCTAAGAGATTACAATGCTTAAAGCCGATGGCCTAGACGAAGCCATCATTGGCATTGGCTCGCGATGCGGACAGAAAGACCTGATCATTTATGATATTGATAAGGTCATCTGGATACTGATGCAACGAGATGGCATGACGGATGAAGAGGCTGTTGAATTTTTTGAGTTTAATATACAAGGAAGCTGGCAGGGTGAAGAGACGCCCATTTGGATGAGACCGTATGATATAGAAGGAGAAGACTAATGGAAATATTTACAGCTTTTATGATGTCGATAGGCGGTTTGTTTATAGCCGATAACCAAGAATTTTTTAAAACGGTTGACGAACAGATACAACAAGGGGCCGAGTGGCACTATGTAGGTAAGTCACCACTGGACCCTGATGCACTGTCCATTTCAGCGCAAATGTGTGACGGCAAATGTGACGAGCCGTACATCATGTGGAAGTTAAAATTTCCAGAATAAATTAAAAAGGGGTTGACACCCTTTTTTTTATACCTATTGTTATGGGACAAATCACATACATAGGAGTCACAATAATATGACTGACAGAGAATTAGACGAAAATTTTGAGCATGATTTATACCAAGTATTAACCGAATATTACGGTGAAAACTGGCGTAACGACTGGGACAGTGAGGAGGATGGTTTTTATCTTAGACTCAGGGTCTGGGGCAATAAACCAAAACCACCCGTACTTTCAGACGAGCAACGTAAGAAAGAGTTTTTAGATTATCTACAAAAAGCGCCGCACGTTGAATTTTATTCCGTCGAGAAAGAATGGGCAGACAGTGCGACGATGGGTCTAAGGGTTGATTTTGCTTTAACAAGAGCGGGAGAAGAAGGATGACAAATGAACAAAAAGCACGAAAGTTCGCAGAAGATTTTTGCAGTGTCGCTGGTGAAAGTTACGACGATATAATGGAAGATTATAACCTACATGGTCAAGGCTTGCCAGATCACTATACAAGCGGCGTGTTTAATGCCTGCGACATTGATTCTTTAGAAAGTGATGTAAAAGGTCTTTTAGATGAATATCAACCGCTCCTTGAGTATATTTTATTTTATGGTTTCAAGGGGCTACTGCCAAATATGGACAATGAACTTAACGCTCAAAAGTTTGGCAAAAAATGGTTGCATGACGGCACGAGTATTTACGAAATAACAAAGAAACTTTATGCGGGGGAAGGATGATGAACCAGTCAGAACTATTCTCACTGATGCAGATGACTACGCTTACTGTCGTCGAGCAACGCATAGCAAATTGCGAGATAGCACGGGACACGGCCCATGATCCAGACATCAAGGTACTCTGGGAAGCCTATGCCCGCCAACTTCGCGAGCAACGCATGAAACAAGCCAACTAGAAAGGAAACATGATGTACATCGAAAAATTATCTATTGAATGTTTTAGCGATTATCAAATCGAAGGCAAGAAGCCTGAATCAGTCCAGGTAGGTTCTTTCACAAGTGATGGGTGTTTAGGTGCGGACAGTGAAAAAGTTGAGGCAATGGTAGAGGCGCTTGGGGAGCTTTATGGACATGACCCCGTGCGCCTTGTCGTAACATACGAAACAAGTAATACCTAAGAACATGGCTATTATAAAATTAGAAGACTGGGAGCTAAAGCAAATTGAGCGGTTTGCTTCCGAACTGTCGCAATGTGCGTCGCGGGCAATCTACTGCACGGACGATGCTCGAACCGAAAGCCTGATCGAAAATGCTGTTTACCGATTGGGTTTGTTAAATGAAATTTTAAAGGAGTCAAAATGATGTATTATGTAATG